CTCTCATTCTAAGAGGCTCGAATATCACGTGGGCCACCCACACTGTATGGAGACTCAGAGAACTCGAATAATACTAAAAGCACGGAGGGCTACCCTCACTGTAAAATAGAAGCGGTGGCGCAGCCACTCTGTATTCTAATGCTTATATAGTACCATAAGGTGAAACAGGGTCGAGTCAGACTCAACAAACACACAAGCGCAGGTATTTAGTTGCGCATACCCAGGAGAGAGTGCATGTCTCTATTGACATCTTCCACTGTGTGTCTCTCCGTGTTTTCTTCCTTGTTACTAACACTGCCGTCCATACCAAACATTCTGCGACTGGTGTTTCGCAGCGCTGCAGCCTTCATCTGCATGTGAGCTTCGCGAGCCCTATCAGGTGTTTTCGAATTCACCTCATAGAAGTCGAAAGCGTATCTAGCGAGGCTAATGTCAGTCAAATTTCTCTTGATTCCATACCGCGGCATGTACCTCTCAGTAGCATTTCTCTTCGCAATGTATGCTTCTGCCGCGTTACTAAAGTGAGCCATAATTTGCCTAAATGACGGAGTAGCATGCTCAATCAAAGGCTTGATTGGATAATCAACTTGGGTTTCCCCATCCATCATAACCCAGACACCAGATATGTCTGGAGATGTACCATTCTCGATACACCAAACCATCAAACCATTTAGCATCACTTGCATTTCATTATCATTAAGGCCATAATCATTCCTCACTCCCTCATACCACTTCTCAAATTGTGAATGAGTGGCACGAGTGTTAGAAATGTCAATTTGTTGCGGATTGTACTGAAGAAGATGATTTAAATTAAGGACAGTCTTCCCCTTAATTCTCGGTAGAACCATCTTATCAGTAAATGATTTAATTCTCGGAACAGTGAAAGTTCCACTGGTCCCAACATTGACATCTCTATCTCTCTCTCCAGTTTTTGTGCTAGTTGACACATCATTTCCGTCACTAGCACCGTCTTTTTCTTTCTCTTTTTGTTTTTCTTTTTCTTTTTCTTTCTGTTTTTCCTTCTCTTTGAGTTTTTCATTCAAACCAGCATCCACAGCTTCATTCTTGGACTGATGAAACACATGCGTATTGTTGCTACAAACAAGTTGATAATCATCAGTGCCCCTTGATTCATGGTACACTAGTAATTCGGGCGAGTCTCCTCTCTCACGCTCAAAGTATTTATCTATATACGCTTCTAATTCGTCCATTGATCCACGTTCACTTGTGTACAATCTTCTTAATCCAACTTCCGAGACGTATGGGGCCCTTCCTTGTTTCGCCAACTCATTGAATGGAGCTTGCTCAAGAACCCATTGGTAAAATCTACGAATCTGGTGTGTTAGATCACCATAACCCCATGACTCTATCATTGCCGCTGTGATTGCCTCCAATCGATGCTCCGGAAGCTTAGATTTGTCCCATTCAAGAATTGCGACAATTCGCTCAGGTTCAAGTTTTGGAATGTAAATGTCATCAATCAGAATACCTCGATGCGACATAAACCACAAATTCTGTTTATTCCGATGCCTTTGTGCGAAATCATACTTAAGCCCAAGCTCAGCAAATGAACTAGAGAATGAGTCAAGAACATGCTCATGATCCGGGTGAATGGCAATACAGAGATCATCACCATTGATATAAAATACACACATATCTTCTTGAGTCTTCGTATCGTAACCAGCCTTCCGTAGTGCGTAATACATTGTGATTAAAACCATCAATGTATTATCAACAACTGTCGAAGGTTGGCCACTATTATTGCCCTTGAATTTCTTGACAATTGTTCCATCTGGCGTCAGTATTGGCGTGTAAGTGATTTCCCCGTACAAGTTCTTAAGCATTTGCTCTCCAATATCCCAATCCTCCATCGCCCATAACCGAATTGATAGCACAGCATTCAACAAGTATGGTGTTAATGAGCTATCGAACTGGGAACCATCTGCATCACAGTACACCCAGCCGTCAGGAAATTTCTTCAGGAACTCATCCCAGCCTTTGTAAAATTTTGTCATCCCGACGGTCCATGGGCACTCCATATTCTTACTGTAAAACCAGTTGTTGAAATCATCAACGCAGACTTTGGCTCCTAATAGTGTGTCAAGAGGGGCTGCTGTAAATGACCTTGTCTTTTTCGCGAGCACTTTCTCAGCTGGTCTCAGTTCTGCCTTCAGCGAACCGTTCCAGACGCCCATTCTCCCTTCGTAGAGACGCTCACAGCTTTTCCGTACAAGAGCTTGTCTATGCTCCACTGTTGATCCCTCAAAATATTTCCTTTTCTTTCCCGTATATAAGGCTCCGACAGCTGCATCCATGTTCAAGGCTTGTATAATCACTTCACTGTCTGTTATGTATTCAAGTTCGGGACACTCATGATCATTTAACAGCTCGATAACTTGCGCAACACTATCCTCAAAAACATCATGGTTGACTTCTCCAACGACAATATCACTTGAATATTTCAATAAATCCTTAATGTACGCTTCCTTGCTCAGAACACTCTTCATGTAGTGACCCATAAGTGGACTAAAGAAAGCTTTAGCCTCTTCATCACACTCGAGATAGTTCCTGAAAAGAGGACAAATTCCTTTAACAACGTGCTTTGTCACCAAATTGCTAGGAGCGGAGCTAACTCCTTTCAAATTGCCGTGTAATTTGTCAAAGAGCCAACGACCACCACTTTGCTCGAAAACATTCAATTGATTAACTTCCTTTTGTGCGTTAAAAATTGCTTCGGGCCGACTTTCCCACACTTTGAGAGCTCCCCAACTCAGTTCATTAATATTATAGCTCCAGTGTTTGCTCCAAGTTAAATCATCAATCTTCCTAAGGACCTTTTCTTCAAATTGTGCGGGTATTTTGGCAAAGAAATTTTGATCTCCAGTTGATGTCGACAAACTATGCAAGCCGACAATAAAACCATCTGAAACACTAACTAAAGGATTACCGCAATCACCGTCATTCGTGGATATCCAGTGGCATCCAAAATCTCCCGTGCCCTCACTGATGATAGAGGTTTCAGATACTTTGCTCGCGATATGATTCTCTTGGTAGTCAACACCTATCATGCAAACCTTGTCCCCAGCTTTCATGGCCCTAAACCTAGCTCTGCTATGGAATGGAGGAAAATCTTTCGGCATCCGAATAATTAAAAGATCAGTCTTTCCAACTGGAGCAATTTGGAGTGTTGTGGTGTTCTTGACAATAAACTTACCGTGTTGGGATTTCACTATAAGTTCACCATTATTCTCCTTGAACAAATGTCGGTTGGTAATGATGAATGAATTATATCCAATTCCAAACAAGCTCTTCCCCTTTCCTGATGTGTTTTTCAAATGGCAAACCACAGAAGCTATGCCATTGTAATTTCTCATGCCTTGACAAAGACTTTTTCCTTCGTGATGAACTGATTTCGAGGGTGGTGGCACTTGATCTACTTGAATAGTTCTGGGCGGGCCTGTTTGTCTTAGCTCAGCTTCCCTGTCAGGAAATCCTGCAATGGTCAATTTATTGTCACAAACTTTGAGAGGGTTGTGCGGTGTCAGATCGACTTCCAATGCTGCCTTCGCGGAGTTTCGGACATAATAAGCCTTAATTGTATTGTTTGCTATTAAAGCCTGCCTATCGAAGCTGTCTGAATCCATGTACTTTCTCCGAATATCACTAAAATGATCTTGCACCATTGAGATATCAGTCTGTGGGCTTTCATCCAAAGTCTCACCTGTTAAAGGGTCCAAGTACCGCACGTACGAGTAATCCTCCGGTTTAAATCCATATGTCGCAACAAACTTTCTCGTCTTAACACCCATGCCATGCATCTTTCCTTTCTTGTTTCCTTTCTTCGTGTACGCTTCTCCAAAATAGTGCTCAATTGTCCCATCATCTCCATAGACCTCTCGACCAAGCTTAGCATTCGCTGCTGACTTAAATCTTAACTTTTGTCTCTGTCGCGCAGAGAAACCTTGGTGAAACACATGAACATTTGTAAACTTATCACGAAAGTGTTGGTACAAAAGCATCGCACCGCCAGCCATTGTGAAACCGCATACAATCGCATCCTTAATCATCAATGAGCCATCCCAAACTCCTTTCAAACCCAACTCTCGCTTTATGTGTTTAAATCCATCAACACTTTGATGGTAAACAGCTCTTACAGCACCAAGAGATTGAATTAAATTTTCAACATTGTTTTCCTGCATGTGAGCTTCAAGTTGTTGAATCTGGGCCTTTGCCAGTTGAAGTTTTCTGATATTTTCAACTGAGTGGTCAACTAGATATCTACTCTGGATAGTGTTTATAACACCAAGGAGAGAGAAGCTAGAGTTTAGGCCAGTGCAACTTGTCATGGCTTTAAAATGGGCATGCTTCATGTTTTCACTTTCAATCAGTTTGTCAATCGTTATGAGAGTTCTAGGAATAGAATACACATCGGTTCTTAATGTGTACGCAATTTTTCCAGCAGACACAGAATTAATTCGCCCAAATGTAAAGTCACGCTTGTAGGTCTGCACGATGTCCCACAATTCTTTATATAATCGCTCAGGAACATCCTTAATGAGGAATGGTATTCGGACATCACCCTCCAGGCAAAGACGGCCTCCAACTGCTTCATAATCCCGAGCAGACAACCAAATAGACTGTACCCCATGCGGTATTGCTGCTTCACTTAATCTGACTTCACAATCTCTCAGCTTATAGGGACGTAACAAGACATCAATCTTGGGGTGCACTGTCCCATCAAAGTTCACTAAATTTTGTGTAAAGAACGGGCTTAGTTCATACTGTTGCATTGTGCGTGCTTGTCTCACAGTGCAGTTTTTGAGCAAGCTTAACCCTACATTGTGGGTCATAACAGGCAGGCCATACGTGAAGCTCAGAAAAGCCGCTTCAGTAGCTGCCATCTCTGGAATTTCTTGGATACCTTTCTCTGTGTGCCCAATTCTAAGTGCAATTCCCTCTTTGTGTCTTCCCACTCGACCAAGTCTTTGAATTCTCTCTCCAAAACTGATTGCTTGCTTCGAGTACCGGATCATGCGATTGTCTGAATCCATCTCAGGTACTACCTTCATCCCAAAATCTATAACGGCTTCTATGTCAAGTGTGACGCCATTCTCGATGATATTTGTGGCAACTATGAAATGCTTCTTGAATTTTGTGCCACTAGTGGAAATTTCAGTCTTTCCAACTTTCATCGTTCTTCCATCGATTTTAGTGACCAAGTAGCCTTTATCGGATAAGAGCTTACTTAGTTGATCCACTTCATTGTAACTTGCGACATAAACTAATATGTTATCAGCAAAGGCAGTCACATCACTGTTCGCACCAGTACCAAAGTTGTCAACCAACTGCTTAAAGCTTATGGATTGTTCCGTTACAATCTTTGTTGGGAATTGTGTTGAAAACTCAACCTCACGCCCAGGTGGCGTAGCAGAAACTTTAAGGATCTTCTTCTCAATAGCGTTCCCCTCCATCAGACAATAGAAGGCCATGGCTTGACTATCTATGACATGACATTCATCAAAGATTATGAAATCAAAGAGCCTCAATTGTTGAATATTGTGAGCGTAATAATGTAAAGCGAATCCGCTTGTCATTATTGTGATGTTGGTAGAACCAAAAGCCGTTAATCCGCGCATGCGAATAGTTGGATTACAATGGAATGGTTCACCACGTAATTGCTTACAAACGTTCTCACAAAGAGGTCTGGTGGGCTCTATTAACAACACACTACCATGCTTGCTGAGCAAGAAAGGAAGGTTCGTTGATTTACCACTACCAACAGCTCCGCGAACAAGAAACTCACGCTCAGGACTATGAGCTATCTCACTAGCCACAGTGGCTGCATTAACCCGTGAAAACTCAACAAACGTTCCCCCGATTCGATAATGGCCAATTGTATTGTTGTTGGACAATTGATTATCCCACCATTTCTCAAACGTAACGTCTATAGGTCCTCGATTGATCTGATTTTCTCCAGTAATATCAAAGTCAATAGTCAACTGCTTGTCTTCATAGAAATCCCGAATGTCATCTAAAGACTGGTGATAAACATTTGTGTTGCTAGAATTTATCACGCCTTTAAACTTGTTTAAGATTCTATAAACGCAATCACTCTTATCCACGTCGATCATCATTAGAATTAATGTGATGAATGCAATGACTTGCTCGAGCTTTTTCTCATTGTCTGATTTTGCTTGATGAATCACTGGTATGTATATTAAATTGTAAGCTTGATCCTTAAGCCTTGGCTCACGCTCCATCACAAAATCAAGAAATTCTTCAGTAGTTGGTTGCTCACCGCTCTTAACGCACAATTCAGCGTATAGAGCCTCCAGACGATCAAAATCCTTCTGTCTCTCCACTTCTGCCTTCGCCTGCTTCAATTGTAGATGCTCTGTGGCAATTCCTTGCGCACTCCTAAAGATTTGTAATAAAATGCTTAAAACTAACACCACATGTACAAATTGGAAAAGATCCTTGAAAATGTAAGCACAGCCTTTTGCGGCACTCTTCCGAATGAAAGCTCCGCAACCATTAATGATTCGCGATGCGATTTTAGCCCCAGCCTTGACTGGCAGTAGGAACGCTTTTCCGACCTCGTGTACACAATATTTCGGTGAGAAGTCGTATACAATTTTTAAATCTGCGCGCCCTTTTGGCTTTAAATACTCGGAAAAAGACGGTTGTGATTTGAACGCAAAGTACCTTAAGTGCAACTTTTGAAACAAACTTAACGCACGCCATTCTTCCTGCAAAAGAGTGGCGTAGGTTTTTTCCACAGCTTCACGCAACCTAGGATCTAATGTTGAAAATCCTTGCTTGAGTAGACCTTCATCCGTCAACTGCGAATTCGCATACACACTCAATAGTTCTAATGAGCGATCATATGAAATCCAAGGCTTGTTGTTTCGATCCATTAGCTCATGTAAATCTCTCGCATTTTGACGAATCTCATTAAACTGCTCCAGGATTGTTCTAGCAAGCGTCACTTTCCTGCATAATTGCTCCACTAAAACAATGACCTCAACAACATCTTGATCTCTTTTGATCCAATAATTCAACGCGTGCTCAACCGCACCACTATTGAACAAAGTCAAAAGTACACTTGGTGACATCAATGCAATCACAATTAGGTACGGTTCATTCCTGAGCAGGCTCCGGAGTTCATGAGGCTTGTAGATGACACGAATCAACTGGTGCAAGCAGTTAGTAGTCGGGTCAAACTCTCCGCCGACAATGTAGTGCTTCATTTCACTATCGAGTGGGTCCCTAGCGAATTGGATCAGCTGATTGACTGTATTTGCCTTCAATATATGATATCCAGAATCCACGGACCCAAAAGAATCGATGACATGCATTGTTTTCTGTCGGTGATCCACTAGAATTTGCGGTAATTCTGCGTTGGCTGCGTCAGGATGAAAAACTACCAGCTGATTTGCGCATGTTGCGACATCTAGCATCGTTGGCCACTCTCCAAGTTTTGAACCCACAAGGTCACGAACCCTTTTTGTGAAGTCCTTCGCCTCATTTTCAGGTATGTTTATGAGCATAGCTAAAAAAATGTTCATGTAGCAATAACCCTTTTTAGCTATGTACATCGAATCAGACTCAAGAGTCGGCAGGTCAACGTACTTAGGATCACCAGAATTACCAAGAACGATGTGATTCTTGGTAGGAGTTTTCAACTCACTTGTCGCTGGAGTTCCATCATCTAAAGTTACGCAGCTACATACATGGACGTAATTGTTATTACGCAATGCAATGCACTCACGAGTAATTGGTCCTTGATCAATATGGTGTTCAACCATTTGCTGCCGAAATCTCTCCAAATTTGTTGAAAATACCAAATTACCAATGGCAATTTTCCTGATACCATTTGGGTTTTGGCGTTGACTATAGTACTCATAACCCTTACTATGATCAATCTTCTCAAAATAGTTGGCAAAGAATCTTTTAGCGTGGTACTGCCTTTCACCCCATAAGAAATTACCATTCTTATCCAACTGATTATCACACGTAAGAGCTGGGTTGAAGTGAGCTTTCCCAGAACGCTTATTTCTAAAACTTTCAACGCTGCCAGCTTTTATTGATTCTGTCCTTTTGAGGTGCCATCTAACGATCTCTCGGAGACTATTAGATGCTCTCTCAAATTCGTAGCCAGTTGCTAACGAACCTTTGTAGAGCGTGTTGTTGATGGTTGTCATGTGAGTCCAAGGACTCTCTTTCTTTTCATCAATCTTCTTCGCAATCTCTTTAAAAGCTCCATCGTTCATGTTCCGCGCATTCAAAACTCTGTTTAATTGATCAAGTAATGTTGAGACATGTCCGAATGACCCTCCATATGCTGAAAGAGTTTCACGTAAACGTTCAAGCTCACAATTCAAATCCTCACCAACTTCGTCAATTACTCTTCCCTTTACTTTGCTCATGCAAGTGTTGCAAGTTATCTTGTGGCACGGAAACAGGATTATAGTTGCAAGAGCTGCTACCTCCCCACACATTGTAACGTCCATGTCAGACGTGCAAGTGTGGTCCGTTGGTTTTCTATGCCGCAGAAAAGCCCTATTAAAACCAAGCCAGAATTTTTCAGCCACGTCATTGTATTGATCCATTTTGGCATAGACCGATCTCGCTAGTTTTGATCTACCATCAAATAACTTACCTCCAAGACGTCCTCGAACAACGAAATAGTCGCCGAAATATCGCCCCACGTTGTCGGCAAACTTCGGCTTGAAAATCAGACCACTAGAACCGAACGTCAGATTTTTGGATTTGAGTGGTTTATGTCCAACCAGGAATTTGCAAAATTGCGTAAATAACAGCTCCATATCGGGCGAACTGCTCACATCTTGTCGTGCACGAATGCCATTCATGTGCCTCAACTGCACATAGCTTCTACCCTCTTTCTGAAGAATTCTTCTCTTGCATCGCTTCGTAACAAGCTCCACAGGAATGCCTCTTTCAATAATTGTGTCACAAAGATTTTTCATGATATAATTTATCTTGCTATTACCGACAATTCTCGAATGCTTACGCGGTTTGCAGATCTTCTTAGATGTAGATTGCTTAATGCCAGGGATGTGAGGTTCAGAATATTGAGTTTTGCAACCAAAATCACAATGAATTTGAGTGACAACAAAATCACTTGCTTGTTGCATTAATTTACTCTTCTTGTGACCTCTTTGGGTCTCCCATTTAAGTGTGCCTCTTTTGTCACAAACTACAGCTTGATTTCTTCTCCTGGATTTTAAGTTAAGCCTTAACTCCAGAGCTGAGAATACCTTTTGGTCTTTTTCTCTTTCCTTCTGAACTTGAATTGCTGCAATCTTAGCATGCTCCTTATGCTTACGAATTCTCTTGTGCAACTCAAGGCTAGCACTCCAATATGGTATTAGCTTGAGTTCAGGCTTCTTCTCAGCAATCTCGTTACCAACTTCGAGTGCCAGGTGCACTGCTTCTTTCACCTCTTCCTGAAGGATTTCCTTTTCCACCAGTTTTGTAATATCAGCTTCAAGTGAGAAACCAGTTGAGTTCAGAGTTCCTTCCACACCACTGATAACTGGCGTTTCCTTGATGACGACAAGTGGGACAGGAATTTCCCCAATCTGTATTGTCCATGCTTCTTCAACTTTGGTAGTTACGGGCATAACTTCTGGTTCAGAAACCATTAGAATACCTTCCCCACTAGCCACAATTGGTTCCATCATTGCAAGTTCCACAGGTTCCGGAACTTGAGATCTCTTGACTAACTGTTCAGCATAGTCCACCGCATTAGCAAGATATTCGAGATCGACAGAATTGATCTCTGATGGTGTCATGTCAAACTGATACATCAGGTCATTCATTGTCCTCATCAGGTTTCTTTCAGAATAATAATATGTTTCCCCACAGTCACATTTCTTGAAGTATTTTTCAGAAGTTTTGTCACAGTTGCGACAGACCCATAGTTCACTTTCGAAATCATATCCCAGACGACCAACCATGGTTTTCCGGATAATCTCAAATATATTCGCACGAACAAATCTGTTACCTTCCAGGAAGGTCCTTCCAACTTCAGTGTTACCAATCTGCACCAATTGCAGGATTTTGGCACCCTTACTAATGTCAAACTCACTACAATAGTGAGTGTTTCCTCTCTCACCTTTCCTTTCGAGTTTGTGCTCGACCCAACCAGAACCTTTCTTGCTTTCCAACCTCCTATCGTACTGAGCTGCTGCTCGAAGAGTGTACAAAGAAGACATTGTTGCTTGTTATGACAATTGAAAATGAGATAAATTGATGTTTGTTGAAGTACTTTTGATTATGTTGTGTTGAGATGTTTTATTT